CCTTTGTCATTGTACATGTAATATTCGGCAATAGACTTAATGATGTCTGCGCCAGTTTTTGGATCACGTCCTTTTTGAACTTCACGTACCTTACGGATTTTACGTGGATCAATATAACGCAATTCCTGAATACCCTCTTTAGGGTTCTTTTCATTAACTATAACGTGGTAGTAAATTCTACCGTCAATATACCAGCGTCTGAAAATATCATCTGCTAGGTTAGAGAAATTTAACATTTTTAAAACAGTGTCAAATTCATCTCTGATTTTCTTTTTGATAGATTCAGGTTGTTTAAGTTTGTCAAGAATAATATCTACAACTTTACCGTTATCATCATGTGTGATTGCTTCATCAACAATCTCGGTTACTGCTTGGTCACATTCTGGATGATTAGACATTTCACGATAACGTGAAATTAATTCTAGCTCATTTCGTACTGAACCTTCTAAGTCAACATATGTTCCATAATGAGCATTTTGAGTAATGGTAACTGCACCATCATCCAATGCGTCAGTTGGCAAGGCAAAAGAAGCCTGTTCAGGGACTTCTCTCTGAATAATATCTTTGCCGCCGATGTTAAAACCAAAAAGTTTGATTGCCATCCGATTTATTTCCTTTTCATTACGAAGAAGAGGGGGATATACCCCCTCTCAAATTAGGCTACTAAGTCCTCTGCGGATTCCCACCATTGGAATGCTAAAGTAACTGAGAATTCTTCAATCGTATCATTAGAACCCCAATCAACATCAATCGGTGCAACATCCGTAGGAAACATTCCAATGAATTTATACTTCTTTAGAATATCTCCACCTTTGCTGTATTGACGTACTTCTGAATCAACGGTGTAACTACTTGGTGTAGCAGCCGCTGGATTACGAACGTTCAATGCATGACTATTTAGACCATTCATCCAACGCTCAAAAGCATTACGGATAATAAAATCTTCATCATTGATAACTGTGATAGTCCAGTCTTGGAAAGTTCTATTACCAGCAAACTTTAATTCACGTCCAAAATATTGGACAGGAACTGTGTTAACTGTAGAACCAGGCAACTGAGCAGTTTTGCACATGAAACTTAATTTAGTTAGTGCGGTGCCAGGCAATGCGAATGCTGGGAAAGGCAGTGTCACTTCAAATAAATTTGGGCGGGCACCGTCTCCTTGCATTTGAGAGCGGAATTGGTTAATATTGAAAGCCATTTAGTTTTCTCCTGTTCTCTCTTATTTATTAGGCTTGTCCAACAATCTCATAGAAGTTCACGCCGGTACGTACCGCAGTGAAATTCAATTGAATGTAGTTAATTGAACGAGCTGGTTTAATGTAAATATCACCAACGAATTGGTTCTGGTCAATAACTTCACCAGTATTGTTTGTAGTGTCACATACAACTTTGAAGTCATAGATGCCACGGCGACCTTGTACATTACGCAAATATGGTTCTACCAAATTAACGAATGCGGCACGTGTAAATTCATCATTAAATTCGAACATAGAAGAACGAGCCGCTTTAGCGATTGCTTTCTCAAGAACAATGAAAAGTCTACGAACGTTGATACGGTCAAATGCAGAAGGACGGTTCAGAAGAGTCTTATCGCCGTAAAGGATTGTGCCTTCACCTGGGAAAGAAACAACTGGGTTAACACCGTTTTTATACAAGTCATCACGTTCAGCTTTAGTTGGATTCCAAGACAAGCGAACAACGTTCTTGATAATACCACGATTCAAACCTGCTGGAGAGAACCAAGGATCACGTTCAACGTCAGTGCGTACACATAGACCGGCAATGTCACCGTTCAATGGTACCCAACGGTATACGTCATTGTATTTGTCGTATTGATATTTCCAACCGGAATCCATAACTGCATAACTAGATTTTGTATAAGTTCCTGCTGTTGCAATAATCTCGGCAGATTCAGTACCAACACTATCTACACAATCTGTTTTCAATGGAGAAGCAAACACTAAACAATCTTTACGACTTTCTGCAATAGAAATTAGATAGTTAACTGTAGTTGCGCCACCATTGCCTGCCATGATTAGAGAAACATCAATAGAATCAGGATTAGCAAGAGTGCCATAGCCAAAGTTCGTGTTACCAGTAGAAGGAGTAGCGTCAACCCCACCAGATAGAGTAGCAGTAAATGGTGTTGTCATAACTGAATATGAAACCGCACCACTAGAATCTGTACCCCAGTTAGCTTTCATGTGGCCAGCCCACCATAGGTATTTAGATTTAGAATTAATAACTTCTTTGTAATAGTTGCTAGAACCATCTGGATTTTTAGCATCGGATGATTTAGAAACAAAAGGATATTTTTCTAAAATTGTACCAGCAATACCGCTGATTCTACCATTAGTATCAATAACAATAATGTGCATTTCATCATTTGAAGAATTGCGATCTGACGCCCACACTGTAGTTGCTGGAGTAGAGTCAAAATTGGATGAATATGTCCATGAGCTAAATGTATTAGAATCTGCAATAGAAACTTTGATGGAGTTACCTAATGCGCCAGCATACTTAGCATTAAATATAGATGAAGTGTTTGAACTGTAAGATTGTTCGTAGGAAGTACGATTTTCAATCAAAACTGTGCTTGCATTAGCGTTTGCTACAGCGTTTTTTGCGCCTGCACCAACCATCCGAATAACTCTCAAGTCTTGTCCATATGACAAGAAATTGGCCGCAGTAAAGAAAGTTTCGTATGTATTCGCATCAGGTTTACCAAATCTATCAACAAGTTGAATCTCGTTGCTAATAGTGGTAATAGTGTTTGCAGGTCCCCAAGAAAATCCACCAACAATAGCTCCAACAGTAGTAGCTACTGAAGGGACAACTGTTGTCAAATCTACTTCGGATACTTGAACACCAGGTGATAATTGAAAAGCCATTTATGTTCTCCTTTTATTTATTTTATAGAACTAGTTTCATTATTCTATTTATGTTTTTATAAACTTGAGGTTAGATAGCCACGGTCTTTAACAGAAGACCATAAATCTTGTCCATCAAATTCTTTTTGTTCTTCCAGACCATCATCAAGCATTCCAACTGGAAGCATTTCATCTTCAAGTTGAAGATTTCTTTCATCCAACAATCTTTGTCTAACATCAGAGTCTGTAATTTCTCTGAAGTAACTTTGTGCAGTTAACCAAGAAAAAAGCACCAAAGTCATAACAATATCGTCATTGTTACCTTCTTCAGCTTCGTATGATTCTTTATTTCGTACAAATGTATTTAGTTCTGCAATGGTGTCAAAATCATTAGTAATTAATTTATCAGCTTCAATTAAAGTTTTTAAGTTTGCACATCCAATCTTTTTTACAGTTTTTGAAGTTTTTACTCCATAAGCTGCACCTTTTTTAAAGCCTGAAGCGATATGTTGACCTTTAATTTCATGACTTTCGATACGGAAAATGTTCTCATATTCCAAATCATAATGTAAAATGTCTACAACTTGTTGACCAACACTATTAGTTTCTACTAAAACGTATGCTCGATTATATCGCATTGCAATATTATAAACATATGTTGGAAAAATCAATGGAGATAATTTATTATCCCTAAACTTAGCTACATGTCTATATGGAATCTCGGTAACATCAAATACAGAAACCACAGAATAGTCTCTGTTTACACCTTCAGCACAATCAACTACAGAAACATATGTGTGACCAGTTTTTGGTTCTTCATAAATGTCATGATTTTCGTGTGAGCTTTGTGGGGAAAAGAAAGTCAACATCTTCAATTTAGCACCAGGAATCAATGTAGCGGATGAGCCAATAAATTCTGTTTCAAATTCTTGCCTAAATTGTTCTTCACTTGTGTTTCTAATTGTCTCATCTTTCCAAACCGCATCTCTACCTGGAACCATAGACCAATGTACTTCTAATGGAATATAAGTTGAACGTTTCTCAACTGCATCGGTCCACATACGGTAGAATTGATTCAATCCATGTGGTGTTGAAACAATAATAACCTTTGTTGTTTTACCAGATGAAATAACGGGATAGGTAGAAGTAAAGAATTCTTCCGCCATGTTATGTGGAACAAATGCGAACTCATCCAAGAAGATTAAGTTGTATGATCCACCACGAACACCACTTGCGCTGGTAGCATATGCTGAAATTTCAGAACCATTTTCTAGTACAATATTACCTTTGTTCCACTCCATGATGC